AGAGGGGGAGCATTTTAAGATGCTCTCTGACGGCTTCAACTTCTTGAGAGATCTTGGGTGCTTTGGAGCCGAGAGGCCTACCGTGGCGGGAAACTCTAGCACCGTCGAGGATGTCGCCGTTGAGGACAATGCAGTCTGGCTTGAGTTGATTGGCTACTTTGGCAAATGCTTTCCACATAATGGTTGGCTCGCCAGGCCAGATGTGGGCATCACCGCCAACAAGAACTGTTTTGATGTCTTTTTCTGGTGAGTAGATAGGTGGTACAACCCATTCAGTTGGTTCTATCTGTGGGTGCTTTTGATTGAATAGGTGGGGAAAGAACTCTTTAGCTTTGGCAAGTTGCTGCCTGATTGTAGATCTTGGGATGCTTAACTGAAAGCCAGTGGCCCTTGCCGAGCCTGTTTTGTTGTAAACATTTATGACGTGAATGAGATGTTCATCCGGAACAGGTCTGGAAGCCATTTTAAAATCCTTAGTCGATTAAGGGTTTGCAATATAAACTTTTTTTGTATGTAGGTAAAATGACACAAACCTTAAATTGTTAAATTATTTGTTGCACATTGTTGTTTCTATAGTTATGTATATCTCATGCGCCCATAGCTCAGCTGGATAGAGCATCAGACTACGAATCTGAGGGTCGGACGTTCGAATCGTTCTGGGCGCACCAATGAAGGGGTTGAGGATGAGAGTACATACGCTGGCTTGGCCTGACGTTGATACAAGGATGATTAACGCGCACGAGAGTGTGATGAAGCACTTTGGGTTGAGTCCGACGTATTATCGGGTTCACATGCCGCATGGCGAGTGGATGGACAAGGTTTGCAAAGATGAATTTGAGACGGGTGCGGAGGTTGTTTGCTTTCTGGAGATCGACTGCGTTCCGACCTGTGAGACAATTATGGCTAGGGCGTATCGCTGGACGAAAGACAATCGGGGTATTCTTGGCATCGCTCAAAGTGCTAACCACCTTGATCCTTGTCACATTTACGCTGGTCCGGCTTTTTATATGGTTCACCGTGAGGCTTTGCAAAAAGTTAAAGAACGATTACCACCCGCTTCTTTTTCTGAGGAGCAGGATTGCGATGTGGCGCAAAGATTTACCAAGTCTGCTGAGAGACTGGGTGTGCCTGTTCGCGCTATATATCCTACTCACTACCTGTATCCTGCCGACGAGGGGCGATGGGCTTTGGGCAATTATGGATATTTTGGGCGCGGCACTCACTATAGCGGTGGGGTGTTTCACATGTTTCAAGGTCGCACAAACAATGCGATCAATACTTTCGTAGACGTGTGTGATAAGATTGTCACAGGACATTTTTCCACTGGCGGCTGGTATGAAAGTGCAAAGCTATGAAGTTTGACCTTCAGGCGTTTTACAAGTTCTGCGCTGAGTTAAGCATTGAAACGAAAGAGCATGGCCTGAAGAAGATGGGCAATCTTCTCGGCACTCAGACCTATGTGATGAACGAGATCGCGCAAGGTTTGGAAGAAGACAAGCACTTCTTTGTTATCCTGAAGGGGCGGCAACTTGGAATTACCACCATTTCTTTGGCTCTCGATTTATATTGGCATTTCATTCATCCTGGCTTGCAAGGAACACTAACGACAGACACGGAGGAAAACCGTGACATGTTTCGGCAAACGCTTGCCATGTATATGTCTGGACTGCCCAAACAATATAAAATTCCTGAGATCACGCATAACCGTAACTCGCTGACGCTGAAGAACCGCAGCCGTTTGTTTTACCAAGTGGCAGGCTTGCGGGCTAAGGGTTCGCTGGGTCGCGGTAAAGCGATTACCTACCTGCACGGTACGGAAACCAGCTCGTGGGGCGACGAAGAAGGCTTGGCATCGCTGCTGGCTTCCCTTGCCGAGACCAATCCTTTGCGCCTGTATATGTTTGAATCGACAGCGCGTGGCTTCAACATGTTCCACGACATGTATGCAACTGCCAAGAAAGCTAGAACTCAGAAGGCAATTTTTTGCGGCTGGTGGCGAAACGAACTCTATTCCGCAGATCCTGAAGGTTCCGTTTACAAAACCTACTGGGACGGCAAGCTCTCTCCTGAAGAGAAAGAGTGGGTCAAAGAAATCAAGAAGCTCTACGGCGTTGAGATCAACTCTCGGCAAATAGCTTGGTGGCGCTGGAAGATGATCGAGGGCATCAAGGACGATGCGCTGATGTATCAAGAGTTCCCGCCGACAGAAGACTATGCCTTCATTATGACTGGCACGAACTTCTTCTCAAACAGCCGCTGCACGGAGGCCATGAAAGATGCGCGTAAGAAGCAGCCCGATTGTTACCGATATATGTTTGGAAACTACTTCCAAGACACGGAAGTTATCAAGTCCTCGGAAAAAGTCTGTACCCTCAAGGTTTGGGAAGAACCAATTGACACCGCCGTCTACGTCATTGGTGCAGACCCTGCGTATGGTTCGTCAGATTGGGCTGATAGGTTCTGTATCCAAGTCTATCGTTGCTATGCAGATGGCTTGGATCAAGTCGCTGAATTTGCTACATCAGAACTCAATACTTATCAGTTTGCGTGGGTCATTGCACATCTCGCGGGTGCGTATAAAAACTCAACCCTTAATCTGGAAGTCAACGGTCCAGGACAAGCTGTTATTCAAGAACTCACAAATCTCAAGAGACAAGCGTCGGCGATTGGCTCAGTTCCAGAGACTAACCAACTGGGCAAGGATCTGATGAACGTGCTCTCCAGTATGAAGAACTATATCTGGAGAAAGAACGATACGCTTGGCGGGCTAACCAACTCTATCGGTTGGGTGACAACTGGACCGTCCAAAGAGCGCATGATGAACTACACTAAGGACTACTTCGAGCGCCGGATGATGACCATCAACTCAACAGAACTCCTCGACGAGATGAAAACCATCGTCCGAAATAACGGAACAATTTCTGCCCCTGGTCGGGGCAAGGACGACCGAGTGATGGCAACGGCGTTAGCGGTCGTAGCTTTTGCCGAGCAAGTTCAAAATCAAATGATCGTGCGCCGCATCACAAGAGACATGGCCCACAAGATCCAAGATCGAACTCCTGAAGAGCTTTCGGTTTCCCGTAACGTATCAACCTATCTGCGGAACATTGGTTATGGACCCAAAGATCTTCCCCAAAGGTGAACTCTATCGCCTGATGGATAGGTTCTCCAAAGATCCCAAAAGGGTGATCTCTTGGCATTTCCTTGCCGAAATGACTGGATTATCCGAGGGTCACCTCAAAGATGTGTTCGTAGCCAAGAAGCACCCCCTGACAGAGATGGTTCAGATCCGTGTTTCCTACGCTATGCGGCGTATCGAGGTTGGTGAAGTCGAGATTATGAGAAATAAAGACAATTCCCGCTTTATCCACTATAACAAAGAAAATAAGCCCAAAATGGTTAGAAATACGGGATTGAGAGTTCAAAATGGGCAAATCAGGCTTAAATTAGGCCTGAAAAACGCCAATGACTATTCTGATGAAACTTTCGATGAGCAACTTAAAAGGGGTACAAAATGTCAGTCTTGAAGTCTTACAAGTGCGAAGAACACGGGTATTTTGATGCGTGGGAGCAGAAATGCGAACATTGCGACGTTGAACCCAAGCAAGTGTTCATCAAGCCCTTCTCCATCAAGTCTGACCGGACCAAACGGACTGACACCAACCTCAAGGGTTTGGCATCGCAATTTAAGATGACCAACATCAAGTCTACCCGCGAAGGTGAGCACCAGACTGGGTACTACACCCGCAACAACAAAGAAGTTTCCAAGCAAGAACAAGAGTTTATGGCAGAAACTGCCAAAGGTAAAGAAGCTGCTGATGGCGGCGTGATGTGGGGTGGAGGCGGCAATTTCAGTATGCCTTCCCTTATGGCTGGAAATGCGGTAAAGTCCGTTCGTGGTGAGCCAGTCGGGTTTAACGTCAAGGGCGAAAACTTTACCGGACCCAAACCCAGTTCTGTTATAAACGACCATCAAGGCTTGAGTCTCAAGGACGCTAAATGAGAATCCCAGAGAAGCATAACGAGCGCGAGTTCTTTTACTTAGACTTGATTAACAAGTGCAAGGTTTCCCTCGACGACCGCCGTTCAGACTACGCTTCTTATCGGTCATGGTATCTGTTCGGAGCATCTCCAGAAGATTCTCCAGCAGCTTACAACAAGATCTATTCTCATATAGATCAATTGGTTAGCTTCCTTTACTCGTCGGAAACGACGCGCTTTAGCATAGCGATTGGTGCGGCGGTTCATCCTGGCGAGCACACTAAGATCCCAGCCTTGGGCCAACTCTTGCATGATGAGTGGAACAATTCCAATGCCGATAAAGTGTTTACGGAAGCTCTTACTTGGTCGCTGTGTTACGGCTCCTGCTTTGTAAAGCTGGTTGCCCGTGAGAAGTCGATCTACCCTTACGTTCTTGACCCAGGTTCGATTGGTGTTCTGCGTGAGGACGTATCGACCCTTGATCGCCAGCAGGCAATCACTCACACCTACTACATGACGAAATCAGACCTGTTTGACCGTCTGTATTCGCATCCCAACCGC